TGACTAAAATCACCATCTGCAACTAATTCACTTCCTATAATCTCAGCATAATTTACTAAACCATTCTCATCTACTCTTGTAGCAGCAGTTGCTCTAGTAACATCCATATCAGCTGATGTGTATTCTTTTACTGATATGTTGTCTATTGAACCGACAAAAGTAGCATCGGCATTAATTTGACTTCTTGGAAAAGAAGTAGCTTGTGCTTTTATTTCTTCCGTATAAGTTCCGTTAGCAGTACGAACTGCACCATATCCTGTATTTCCTAATTTAATACTAATTGAACCACTTGAATAGTTTGATATAGTATATTCAACAATATAAGTAACATTATTAACCACATTATTTAATAAAGGAGTTAAAGATGTAGTACCTGTTTGTGAACCATCACAATTAGCAGTTCCACCTGAAATAGTCCAACCTGTTCCCTTAATCCAATCACTATCTGTTGTAAAATCCCCATTAATAATTACATTAGCACCCTCAGTAGGCACGGGAATAACTGCATACAATTCTCCTGCCTTATATCCGTTTGGAGTTACTACTATACTAACATCATCTAATAAACTCATCCTATATTATTTAAAATTACTAATTGAGCATCTAAACAAGCCTTAGATTCAAACACACCACCATCTGCAATTACTCTAGCCTTAAAAGCATTAACTAAAGCCTGTGTAGGCGTTACACCCCCCTTGTTACTTGAAGGTAATGATATTCCTAGTGATAACTTCATTATTTAGTAGCATCACCATCAGATTCTCTGTAGCCAAATCCTATACCTGAAGTAAGAGTTATAGCTGTTACTCTCATAAACAATGTTGTTCCTGCAGCCATAGTCTGTCCTGCTAATGCAGTTTCACCTGTAAAGTTTGCAGCAACAATAGAAGTTATAACTGATTCTACTGGAAAGAATACACAGTAAAAGTCTTTTCCTGTCTGTGCAGCAGTTGTGAAAACTTCATGCCCTCCTCCTTTTCCAAGCATCTCAAGTAGTAATGTATTATCTGTATCAAATGTACTCATTTTTTTATTTTTTAATTGTTATATTTTAAATATTTTTATAATTGTAGCTACTGCTATGCCATAAATTACCCACATTGCTTTTACTAAAACCTTTCTCATTGCCGTATTTCTGTTAACTCTAGCTGTAACTCCTGTATCTGGATTTAATAATTTATCAGTCAACCTGTCCAACTTTGTATCTATGCTGTCCATTTTTTCATTAATGGAGTTTATATCTTTTTTCATTGAAACTAATTCTTCTTTAGTAGTCATTAGAATGCAGTTGTTTGTACTGTCAGATTTATATAAATAGAAGAACCTTCACCACCTGTCTCTTTTACCATTGGAAATATAATATCTCCTGCAGCTATAGAAGAAGTTGTTATGGTCGATTCATTTATTCTAACTAATTTGTCATTACTACTAAGACCAGTTACATCAATTTCATCAATTACAATAGGAGTAACAGCAGTAGTAACTCCTTCTACTGGAGTTATTTTACATACAGCAATAGTAACTACTCTTGCACTATTACTAGTAAGCCATCCACTAATTGTAGTAACTTTAGCATTTTCAGGTATAATACATCCCTGTCCTATTCTAAAGTAAGCAGTAGGAGTTAGACTACCTGATGCTACAACACTATTACCATAATTAACAGCCATTTCGAATGGAGATTTAGTGTCAGCTATATCCTCACCATACTTATAATTTAAAGTTCCAGTTATATAGCCCTGCATCTTATAATCAGAAACACCCATAAGAGCTTTATTTTGCCAAACTAAATTTCCATCGAAATTCGTAGCAGAAGTACCAAAATCTTTGCTTAAAACTGTTTCATTAGTAGCAACTTCAAATCCTTTAGGATTATGTCTATTAATATCATTTAAATTTTTATGTTCGTTTGCAGCCATTAATTTATTTTTTTAACATTCTGGACAATAATTCTTCCAACTATCATAATCTCTTATAGGTCTTGCATATATGCTGTCATACATTATAATACCATGATTTTTATATGTATTTGTATTACAAGGTTTATTATTTGTGTAAGTTGGATAGTCAGCACTATTATCTTTATCGTTTAAATAATCTAACATATCCTGTAAATATATCTCAGACTTTCTGTATGTGTCCTGCTTGTAAGCATTTAGTTCTGAAGGGTCAATGATTGTAGAAAACTCATCAATATTATGTACAATTCCCATACTACTACTATTACTTTGTATCTCATTTATAACTTCAAATCTAGCAAACCAACATAGAGTTCTAATTAAAAAATCATCCATTAAAACTTTATTTGCAGCAGATAAAGTGTTATCATTATTTTGTGTCTTTAACTCTTCATAGAACTTTTTGCCTATAGCAGTCTTTAAATGTGCTAATTCAGATAGTAATATCGTATTAGTAGATATTAAAGCAGGGTCAGTATTAGCATTAGTAAAACTATTACTTATAACTTCTGAAGAGGTTGCTAGTGTTTTATATCGATTTACATTTGCCATAGTTATTCTTGTTTTTCAGTTACTGTTAAGTCTCCTGCATCATCATCACCAACTCCATCAGCATCATCATCTCTTGTTACTATTATTTGCTCTCTATCTGTTAAAAACATATCACCCTCTTCTAGCATTGGTAAATCTTCATCTAACATTCTTCTTTGCTCATTAATAGTAAGCACCTTAGCTGGGTCAATCTGTGTAGCAAAGCTAATTGGTGGCTCATAATGTATTATTAAGTCTTGTGGCAAGAAACCTAACTCTTTAAATAAAACATCTTTAATTCCATTTAAAAGTAAATCAGAAGTATCTTTAATTACAGTAGTCATAGCCAAATCATATGCAATCCTAATTTCACTACCAGTATTATTCATTTTACCACTTGATACTAAACCACTTAATGATGGTTGCCATCTATGAGCAGTAACAATGTTTTGGTCAGTAATTCTCTGTAAATCTATCCAACTACCCTCTTGGTCATCTTTTATAATAGAAACATTTGCAGCAGAAGTATCTCCATTCTTAACGATAAACATAATTTTACCATTATTTCCCTCTCCAACAAACTTTTTCTGTGCTTCGTGTACTAATTTCTTCGCTTCTTCTTCTCCCATATCTCCACTAATCTCAACAATAGCAGATGGTTGGAAACCATTTTTAAATTTTGTGTGATTCCATTTACCAATTTCATAATCAACAGCAATATGCTCTAATGCAGCAACATAATCTGGTAACCCATAAAATGAAAAAGTAGGCTCGTAATCTTTAAATTGAAGTATAAACCTATTTCCTCTTACTTCAGGGTAAATAGGAATTATATTTAACTTATCTTTCATTGTATTGTACTTAGCCCAATCAGGGTGTACATACGCTTCTTTCTTGTTTTTAGACATCCTAACAGTAGTTGCATCTACATGATATAGATTTATACCACCATCATATAAAACTCCTTCTAAGTAAGCATTACCAAAAGTATAATAGTCATCTGCTAATTTCTTAAAAATCATTCTTAATGATTCGCCATCAGCATTTACATCCTTAATGAAATCTAAAACATCTTCATTATTACTAACAAATTTAGCTCCACTTGTAAATATAGTCTTTTGAGCCAGTACACTTCTATGCGTACTACTTTTTCTCTTTAACTCTGCTAAATACTGAGGAAATAAGTTGTTAGTGCCGAATGGAATAAACTTAGTCCTAATCTTAGAGATGTCTTGAGGCTCTTCTATGTTTTGAGGTACTGCTAAATTAAAAACCCCAAATTCAAACGTACTACTCTTTTGTGTCTGAAGTTTCGCTTGACTTTTTCTTTGTTTTCTTTGGCTCATCTTTAGTTTTTGTAGTTGATACTTTTGTTACTAATGTAGTCATTCCTAAGTCCTCATAAGCATAAGCTAACTCTTTTTGAGTAGCTGTAGCCCACTTAATTACAAAACCATCCTTGAAAGTTTTACCAGATGATAATTTTGATTTATATTCTGCCATAATTATATATATTTTTAAGTGTGATAAATCTACTATATTTTTTCCACAATCACACATATTTTTAAAAAGATATTAATAGGAAAATGTTTTAAACTTTTTACGAATCAAGTTCAACCTAAAAATATACCTTTATTATTATGCTCCTGTTGTTGCAGTTAACGCTGATGTATCAACAGTAATTGTACCCACATACTTTCTAGGTAACTCAAACTGTCTTGCCATTAAATTTACAGTAATTCCACTTTCATCAGAGAAAGCAGCACCTGTACCACCTTCTATAGTAGACATATTTAAAAAAGTCTGACTTTTTGCAGCCACATCCTCATTTGCATACTTAGCACTAACACCAAGAACCCAAGCGTTATCATTAGTATCAATTGCTATACCCATCATACATTGGTCAAGAGTTTCTTGCATTGCGTGAAAAGTAGCACTTTCTAGTTGAGGAATCATAAATGATAAACCACATTCAAATGCAGTAGAACCATTTTCTTTCGTTCCATTTATTGTTAATGCAGGAGTTTCGTTTTTGAACTCATAAACAAACCAAGCAGCATCACCACCTGACTGAATATTGTCTATATCCCACTCTCCAGCAGCATTTCCATAAGTAATAACATCAGCAGTCGCCCAACTTCTTAATAGGATTTGCTTTATACCACCTGTTGATTGTAAGTTTGCACATACAACCCCTATACCTGTATCTATTGCCATTTTATTTTTATTTTATAATTAATTAAAAAAGTAATTAAGAGGAGAAGATTTTTACACCCTCTCCTCTATTATTACATTATTGTTATACTAAAAGTCCCCATTGAACAAGAGAAGAGTACAAGTACTGTACACCTAACTTGAAGTAACCTCTGAAGAACATTTTTTCTTCTAAATCATCATAAAATACTTTGAATGAACCTTGTGGGTCAGTTACATCAGAACCGATAATTAAGTTATCAATCGCACAGTAACACATTCCTTCAGTATTGTTAGCTCCTGCTGCACTTTGGAATACATCTGGATTAGTGTCTGTTACAATAGTAACCCACTCATACATTGCTACTAATTCAACACCTCTAAAAGAAACTCTAGGTGAAGCATCTACTCTATTAACCAATGCTAAGTCAGAACCAGTACCTTCAAGACTTTGTAAGTAAGCGTTATATACTTTAGGTGTTACAAACATTTTCTTCTCTGATGGTGGTACTTGCTGTAATGCTGCAGGTGCGCCATCATAAATTGCTGTAATCATATTTAATGCTTCTGC